TAACCGGGCTGGGCTACCCGGTTAGAGAGCAAGGAAGCTACGGCCCCCAGGAGACTCTCCCGGATACCCACGTGACATACTTCATTGTGGATCAGGACGACGCCGCCCACGCCGACAACCGGCCCACCAGCGTGATCCACAGCGTCCAGGTGGCTCTTTATTCCAAGGACCCGGCAATCGTGCAAACAGCTGATCAGACACTCTGGTCGGTGATGGCCCCGGCGGGCTTCATGCGGGGACGAGGCCGGGCACTTCCCTTTGACGGGGACACGGGCCACTACGGGTACGTGAGAACATATAACTTTTATGATATGGAGGGATAACGAATGGATAAAAAATACGGAGAATTTGTCGGCGTCGATAGCTTGTACTATGCGCTGGTGACCGAGAACACGGACGCCGCCTACGTTACCGGCACGCCCAAGTTTCTGGCCCCGGCTGCAGAAGTAGCATCGGAAGCCACAATCAACAACCTGCCGACTTATTACGATAACGTCGCACAGAACAACTACGTGACAGAAGGGGCCACGGAGATCAGCGCCGTGGTAGCCAACGTGGACGCCAAGACCATGGCGGAGATCCTGGGCAAAGCCTATGACGCCGCCACCGGCCGTGTGTTCGACGCTGGGGAAGCCAATCCTCCGGAGGTGGCCTTCGGCTTCCGGTACAACATGGGCAAGGACGACTATAGGTATTATTGGTACCTGGTCGGGACCTTTGCGGGCGGAGAAGAAACCGCGGTCACGAAGAAGGAAAACGTCGAAGTCAACAACTACGAGCTGACCTTCACATCGATCACCACCACGAAGAAATTCACGGTGGACGGTCAGACCAAACCTCTGAAGCGGGTATTCGCGGATACCGCAGACGGCGCCTTTGATCCTACCGGATGGTTCGCCCAGGTTCAGGTACCCGGGACAACCGCACCGGATGCTGTAGCTCTCTCCACCAGCGTACCAGCTGACGGAGCCACCGCAGTAGCCAAGAGCAGCACCGTCGTGCTGACCTTCAACAATAAAATCGCAGCTGAAAGCATCAGCCTGATCAACGGATCCACCGGCGATATCGTGGCCGTCACCAAAGCCTGGGATACCGCAGGCAAGGTGCTCACGATCACGCCGAGCGCGGCCCTTGCCGGGTCCACCAAATTTGTGGTGGCTGTCAACGGGGTCGTGGACGTTTACGGCCAGGCGCTGGCAGCGACGACAAAGGACTTCACAACCACAGCCTAATAGTGAGTGGCGGGGCGGCCTAACAGCCGCCCTTTTTCATAGGAGGATGGCATGAAACTATTGAAATTGAAAATAAATGATAAGACATACATGAGTGGGAAGATTACCACCTACATGACCAAAGAGGCCCTGCGGATCCAGAGGGAAGCCCTGTCCGTTGGAGAGAGGGCCATGAAGCTGGAGAGCGGAGACGTCGAAGGGGCGGCGGAGATGTTCGACGACATCTATGAGCTCTCCGACAGAAAGACCTGGCTGCTCTGTGAGGTGTACGGGGATCAATTCACTCCGGACGAAGTGGAAAGAGGGCTGACGCCCGACGAGGTAGATATCGCAATTAACATGATCATATCCGGAGCTTCGGGGGTGATCGAAAAAAACTCACCAAGGGGGCCGCGACAGAAACCGGGGTCCCCACAGACCAAGAAACGGTAATGAATGATTTATATCGGCGGCTCGTCAGAGATTACGGATGGACGCTGAAGGACATTGACGAGACCAACCTGGAGACGCTGTTCGACTTCCTGCTGATGCAGGAGAGACCGGACAGCAACACCAGGACCATCAATGGAAAAGAGTATAAGCGCGCAGAGCCCGGGAAGCCCCCGGCATGGCTATAAGGAGGTGAGAGCATGGCAAACGAGAACGATATCAGCGGAAAAGTAGGTCTTGATATAGGGGAATTTAAGCGGGGCGTCACCGACCTCAATCGGGAGATCCGGGTCATTGAATCCGGGTTTAAGGCGGCAGCCGCCGGAACCGAGGACTGGACCAAGGATGCGGACACGCTGGGGAAACGGATCGACAGCTTGAGCCAGATCATGGACCTGCAGCGGAAGAAGGTCGACGAGACCCGGAAGGCTTACGAGCAGGTAGCCGCCGAGAAGGGCGAGAACAGCAAAGCCGCCCAGGAGCTGGCCATCAAACTGAATAACGAGACCCAGGCCCTGAACAAAACAGAGCAGCAGATGAAGAAAGCCGAGAAGGCGCTCGACGAGATGGGGAACGAAAGCAAAGAGGCCGAGAAGAAGGCAGAAGAGCTTTCCAAAGCCATGGAGGACGTAGGGGAAGCGGCGAAGCGCGGAAGTGAGATGGCGAAAAAAGCCGTCGTAGCCATAGGGGCCGCCGCTGTGGCCGCCGGAGCCGGCGTATTCAAGCTGGTGAAGGACGCAGGCGTGGCCGCTGATGCTTTGATCACGCTGTCCAACAAGACCGGTATCTCGACCCAGCAGCTTCAGGAGATGGAATACGCCGCCCGCTTTGTGGACGTCGAAGTGGAGACCATGACCGGATCCATGATGAAGCTGACCAAGAATATGGACATGGCGAGGAAGGGCTCCAAGGACCAGGCGAACGCCTTCGCCAAGCTCGGGGTGGAATTCAAGAACCAGGACGGAAGCCTCCGGAACGCCAAAGATGTATGGGAGGATGCCATCGGAGCCCTGGGAGCGGTAGGCAACGAAGCCGACCGAGACGCCCTGGCCATGAATCTGTTCGGGAAATCCGCAGCGGAACTGAACCCGTTGATCAAAGCCGGCACCGATGAGCTCAAGCGCCTCGGGAAAGAGGCCCAAGGCATGGGAATCATCATGAGCGATGAATCCGTAGCCGCCCTGGGGAAATTCGACGATAAGATGCAGGTGCTGGGGGCCTCCACCCAAGGGCTGGGGAATGCCATCGCCATAGCGGCCCTGCCGGTCATGGATGATCTGATATCCACCGTGCAGAATCTGACCCAGGCAGCGCTGGAAAACCTCGTGCCGGCCATGGAGAATGTGGCCGAGTGGTTCCAGCAATCGCTCACTAACGGCGGGCTCCGGTGGCTGCTCGATAACAAGGACTTCATCATCGCCGGTATCGTCGGCATAGCAACCGCCATGTTGGCCTGGAATGTGGTCGGAATGGTACAAAGCGTCATTACTGTCATAAAAGACTGGCAGGTGGCCAACCAGGGGCTGACGCTGGCCCAGAAAGCCCTCAACCTTGTCCTGGCCGCAAACCCGATCGGAATCGTTATCACCGTAATCGCCGCCCTGACAGCGGCCATCGTGTATCTCTGGAATACCAACGAAGGATTCAGAAACGCCCTAATCGGTGCCTGGGAAAGCATAAAGGGAGCCGTCACCGGCGCCATCGAATCCGTAAAAGAAACGATCAGCAGCTGGAAAGAGGTTGGGGAGGCCATCATCGACGGCATCAAGGAAGGCGTCAAGAACGCCGCCAAGAGGCTGGCCGATTCGGTAGTAGAGGCCGCGAAAGCAGCCCTCGATGCCGCGAAGAACTTCCTCGGTATTAACAGCCCGTCAAGATTATTCCGAGACCAGGTCGGCCTGATGATCGGGACCGGCATAGCTGCCGGAATCGACCAGAGCTCGTCCCAGGTGAACGCCGCCATGGCCCAGCTCAACAAGCAGCTGGTAGCCGACGCCGGGATCAACGTGACAGCAGACGCAGGCAAGATCGGATCCGGGCTTGCAGCTGCAGCCGGAAGATCCAGCCAGATGAATGTAAACATAAGCGTCAGGTCTGCCGCAGAGGCCGTCCGGGAGCTCCGGGTCCTCGACCGGCAGATGGCATCGGCCATACCACTATAGGAGGGCAGGATGGAAAGACTTACATACACAAACGCCCTCGGGCAATCGGTAGTATTCAGCCGGACTGGAACGTACCGCTGGACCCAGGTCTCCGATCTGGGTGAGCTGAATTCGGCCTTCCAGGTGACTTCGAGCCCCTACCAGGACGGGGTCACCAGCGTCGGGGATTCGTACTTCGAATCCCGGGTGATCCAGCTGGACATGATCATCGTCAGCGATAACCTGATCGGCGCCATCCGGACGCTGAACCAGGTGCTCAACCCGAAGCTGGGCCTGGCCAAACTGACCTACGAGAGGGACGGAATCAAGCGCTCCTTGGACAAGGTAAAGACCAGGACCATGCCGGCGCTTCCAGGAGGATCCTCCCGGGGCGCCACCTTCCAGATCAGCAGGGTGACCTTCGAGGCTTTCAACCCCTATTATGCGGATGAGACCTTCAACGAGGCAGAAGTGACCACCGGCGGGCTCCTCTTCGAATTCCCGCTAGAGATCACGGACAACTTCGAGTTTGACTTCATCAACACGCTGGGGACGCTGGTCACCAACGCCGGAGACGTGGAGTGCCCGATCACCCTCATCATGGACGGGCCCATGAGCAGCCCGCTGGAGGTCATCAACGAGACCACCGGCGAGAAGATCGTCCTGACCATGGCGCTGCTGGAGAATGAGCGGCTGACGATCACAACGGAGCTGGAAAACACCAACGTGATCAAGACCGATCTCACCACCGGCACGGAGACCGTGGCCTTCCAATACATCGACGTGGCCGAGACAACCTTCTTCAATCTGGCCAAAGGCGACAACCTGATCCGGATCTTTGCCGGCGAGGCAGAGGTGGAGCAGACGACGATCCGATTTAAACAGCAATTCGTAGGGGTGTAGCATGAAAACATTAAACATAATGGACTTACAGTTTAATTACAAAGCCGTGCTCCGGGGATATGAAAGCGCGGTGCTGACACGGGCCTGGGCGGGGATCGGATCCCTGGACCTGGTCGTCAGCGCCGGCATCACCAACGCGGACCTGATCCATATCGACGACCTGCTGTGGTTCGACAATGAATACCACAAGGCCTTCATCGTGGAAAAGGCAGAGCTGCAGCTGGCGGGCAACGAAGTGAAATATCACATCGTAGCCACCAGCATCAACACCCTGATCCGGGACTTTATCACGATCCCGCCGGCGCTCTCCGCATACGACGTGCGGACCGGCACCCGGGAGGCCGTCGTCAGGGCCTGGGTCGACGCGAACTGCATCAACCCGGTCGATTCCACCAGGGCGCAGTATCCGATCGCTCTGGGAGCCAGCCAGAGCCTCGGAGAGACCATCACGGACCAAACCAGGTATGGGAATCTGGCAGAAGAGATAACCAGGGTCCTGCAGGCCGAGGATCTGGGATGGAGGCTGGAGCTAGACATACCCGGGAGCAGGTTCGTTTTTAATGTCCTGCGGGGGGTGGACCGGACCGCCGGGCAATCCGTAAACGGCCGGGTGCTCTTCGGTCTGAAATACGGAAACATGGCCGGCTTCCGAAGCGTGGAGGACATAACCGCCGCCAAGACGGTAGTTTACGCCGGAGGCCAGGGAGAAGGAGAAGCCCGCCAGATCGTCAAGCTGGACGGATCCGGACCCGGCAGGAAGAAAGAGGCCTTCGTGGACGCCCGGGACGCGGATACCACGGACAAGCTGAACGAAAGAGCCGCCCAGGCTATCGCAGAAGGGGCGCCGATCAATAGCTTTGAATTTGAGGTCCTGGACCGCCAATTTCGGTACGGCCAGGAATACGATCTGGGGGACTTCGTGACGGTGGTCATCGACCGGGCCAGCACCATAGACATGCAGATCCAAGGCGTCACGGAAACCTACGACAAGGGATCCATCCAGGTGGTCCCGGAATTCGGAAAGCCAGAGAGGACCCTGGGCGGAGTGATCGGATCCGTTATCAAAAGAGTTTCAAAGCTCGAAACAGTTTAGGAGGTAACTATGCCAAATATCAATGACTACGGCCTGCCCTTCACCTCGCAGGACGGAGACCGAAAATACAGCGCGCTGGAATGGCGGGAATATTTCTCCCGGCTGATCCACAACGGGCTGATCCAGAACGCAGCGAATGAATGCCAGGTGAAGCCCCAGGCCGTGCCGAACAAGACGGTCTACGTGGATACCGGAGTCGTTTTCATTAACGGAGCCATGCGGATCCTGGAAGAGCCCATCACCTTGGCCGTCGCAGAGAACACCAGCGGGAATCCAAGGATAGACCGGGTGGTGGCCCGGCTGAACGAAGCCAGCCGGACAATAGAATTTGCTGTGCTTGAAGGCACGCCGGCCGGATCTCCGGTAGCTCCGGATTTGACAAGGACCGTAGGAGTGTATGAGCTGGGGCTGGCTGATATCACCCTGGCCAACGGATACAGCACGATCACCACTGCCGAGATTACAGATCAGCGATGGGACGTTTCGCTTTGTGGAGCTTCCAGTATGACCATAGGTGTTATCCCGCCCAGCGGGATGGAAGCGCAGACGGTAACAGTAGCAGACGAAACCGCAAGCATGTATGGTCTATCAGGCATCGATAAGAATGTTGAAAAAGCATTATTAAATGTTTTTGAACAAAAGAAAACCATTGAAATTATAACGGCAAGTGGAACCTGGACTCCGCCGAAAGCCCCCCTGCTTGTTGACGTGTTCATTATCGGCGGCGGGGGTGGTGGTGGTGGCGTGGCTACTGCTAAATATATGGCTGGTGGTGGTGGTGGTGGGTATGTTAAAAAATTATTCAATCACAAAATAGAAAGTTTAGACCCTATCCCGGTTGTTATAGGAGCCGGTGGAGCCGGTGGGAGTTTTAATGGCGCGAATGGTGGCATATCTTCGTTCGGGGATTATTCCACGATGCGACAAGCGGGCGGCGGTCAAGGCGCTCAATCAGGTTATGGGAACGGTGGCGCTGGTGGCGCTGGTGGTGGAGGTGGCTACTATAACAACGGCACAAGAGGGGGAAATGGCGGGAGCGGTTACGGAGAGGACGGCGAGCCGGGCCAAGGCGGCGGGGGGATTAGGCCGGGCGGAATTGGTGCAACTATCACCGATTTGGGCGGATTCTGCCCATTTAATAACACTCTATATGGCGGCGGTGGCGGCGCGGGTGGATACTTCACACAGACTGCGGGGTTAGGAGGTAACGGTGGTGGTGGAAATGGTGGAAAAGGTGCAAAAGGCTCGAACGGAACAAGATTCGGTGCAGGCGGCGGGGGCGGAGGGTCCACGGACGTCACAGGATTTGGTGGTGGTGATGGCTATCAAGGGGCGGTCATAATTGCCTACAACCTTTAGTTAAGGA